AAAGATAATTAGAAAATTATCTTTAAATGAACGAAAATATTACAGAAAATAAATCTTTTACTCAATTTGTTTGTTTAAGTGGAATGCCTAGGTCTGGGTCAACTCTTTTATCCGCAATATTAAGTCAAAACCCTCTTATTCATGCAGAAGGCAATTCAGCCGTTTGTCAGTTAATGTGGGATATGTATGTTTCTTGTAATACTAAATCAAAAGAACAATTGCTTGCGAATAATCGCACATGTACGACGTACAATTTAATATCGCAAATTCCTCACATTTATTATAAAAATATTCCTGAAAAAATTGTAGTAGATAAATGTAGATCATGGACGATTGAAGAAAATATAAATTTATTAAAAAAATATGTAGATTGTAATATTAAAATTATTGTTTTAGAGAGAAAAGTTATTGATGTTGTTAAATCTTTTGCAAAATTATATAGAGAAAATGGTGTTCGCAATGATGAGTTAGAAAATAAATTAATTTCTCCACAAACAGACCCAGTTATGCGTTCTTTGGAAGGAATTAAATGGGCTAAAAATAATAATCAAACCAATACTTTTTTATTTATAAAATACGAAGATCTTGTTACCAATACAAAAGAAACCATAGATAAAATATATAAATTTTGCGATTGGGTACATTTTAAACATGATTTTAATAATATTACATCAAAATATCCTGAGAATGATGATGTCTATAATTTAAAAGGGCATCATAAAATACGATCCAAAATAAAACAACATAAAAATGATGTTATTTTGAATTCTGAGTTAGAAAAAAAATGCACCATTATTGACAATATATATTCGATAGCATAGATTTTATATCATTATTTAGACCCTTGAAGATTTAGACCCGTTAAAATTTAAAATGAATTTATTTGGGTTATACCTCTTCCTATTATTAAACCGTGAATATCATGTGTTCCTTCATAAGTGTTTACAGCTTCTAGATTTAACATATGTCTTATAATATGATATTCGTCTGATATTCCATTTCCACCTAAAATGTCTCTAGCATTCCTAGCTATATTTAACGACTTTAAGCAATTATTACGCTTCATTATAGAAATCGTTTCAGGTATTAAATTGTTGTCATCAATCATTTTACCCACTCTTAAAACAGACTGTAAGCCTAAGGTTATCTCTGTTAACATATCGGTTAATTTCATTTGAATTAATTGATTGGAAGCTAAAGGTCTACCGAATTGTTTTCTTTCTAAGACATATTCTCTTGCCCTCAAATAACAGTCTTCTGCTGCTCCCAATACACCCCAAGCTATACCATAACGAGCATTATTTAAACACATAAATGGGCTTTTGAGACCCTTTGTTAATGGTAGCACATTTTCTTTAGGAACTATAACATTATCCATAAAAATCATTCCTGTATTTGATGCTCTCAATGAAAATTTCCCTTCAATTTTAGGACACGATAATCCAGCCATATTTTTTTCTAATATAAACCCTCTTATAACATTTTGTTCGTCTTTAGCCCAAATGATAAAAATATCTGCTATCGGAGAATTCGTAATCCAATTTTTACTTCCATTTAAAATATAATTATCACCTTTTAATATAGCTTTTGTTTTCATTCCAGAAGGATCACTTCCATGGTCTGGTTCAGTTAAACCAAAACAACCAATTAAATTTCCCTTTGCTAATTCGGGTAAATATGTTTCCTTTTGTTTTTGTGTTCCAAACTTATATATAGGAAACATAACAAGTGAAGACTGAACGCTCGCACAACTTCTATAGCCGCTATCAACCCGTTCGATTTCACGCATAATTAAACCATATGAAATATAATTCGTACCAGCACAACCATACCCGCTAATTGTAGGACCTAATAAGCCTATTTTACCCATCTCTTTGATTATATTCTTATCAAATTTTTCGTTTCTAAATGAAGGAACAATATTTGGCAATAAATATTCTTTCGAAAAATTATATGATAATTCTTTTATAGATTTTTCTTCTTCCGTAAGTTGATTTTCCAATAAAAACGCATCTTTGTAATTAAATAAATTTCTGGAAAATATCATTTGTGGACCTTTATTTTTAAAAAAATTATTATATCTTAACAACATTTATGATATAATAGTTGACAAATATTTAAATTACTTTAAGAAATATTAAGTAGCATATAATAAACCAGCATTTCCACCCACAAATACCACCATATTTACTCTCTCTTCCATAACATACAAGTTATAATTATATTCATAAATTCTCCATGTTGGTTTATTAATGCCTATAATATCTCCTGTATTAGGGTCACAAATGGTTAATACTTGAGCGTAAGGATCAGCTGGTGGTGATATAGTAGTAAATTCAAATTGTATGTTAGTAAATCGACTCATATTCATTGCTCCAGACGGTTGATTTTTAAATGGATCAGTGTCTAAGCAAAAATTATAACAATACAATCCAAGAGGAGCAAAACCAGATGTTCTTACATATTTTTCTACGAAATTATATACTCCAGCAGGTAATACATTCTCTCTATATTGTCCGTCTAACACTATTCCTAATGCTACTAAAATATTTTTAATATTTTGAGGATTATATACACCAGTTACATACAAACCAGATAAAGTTCCATTTGGATTTAAACCTGGTCCTATTAATGGAGGCCCTGCTGGGTCAGGATTAGGAACATCACCTGATGTTGACGCAGGAGTAATATCTTGTGGCATATATTCGTAAGGCCAATTCGTGTAATTCGACCACTGGTTTCTTAAATTAACATCGCTTCTTTGAAAATAGAACATCCAGCTTGAAACCATACCCATAGAATCTAAATTAACTGTATTTTGACCTGTAATATTTAAAAATGATTTCTCATAAACTTGCTTGAATAAATATTTTTGCTCGTTTTTAGCAAAAATAGTCGATTCATCATCAGAGAGAAAACAGTACGTACAATTTAAGTTTATATCTGCGAACCAATTAGTTCTTGTATTTATATAAGATGTAGCACCTAGTATTTCGTCAGGTGGTGTTTGTAAAAATCTATATAACTGCATATAATATTGGTTAAAATTCGGTGCTACCACAGGAAAATTATTGGTATAATCAGCTACATCTCTAATTGTAAACCATTCATTCATTGGACGGAATGAAACATTAATCCACAATTCATTATATTGAAGTGCTACTAATGGAAATGCTTGTGTAGAGAGAAGATTAAACCAAGATCCAAGTGGGATCCATAATGTCCGTCCAATAATGGATGGTTGTGAACCAGCAGGACTATCGGTATAATAAGCATTTGGATACGCATTTACACGCGCTCCAGCATTTGCTGGATCATTTATTTCAGGAACATTTCCTATCATTTCATTAAAAAGTCCTAGTTTTACAGCACTAAAATCTCTCTGTGCTGATGCTAGAATATATTGTCCTGAATATTGTTGTAATTGTTGATTACCACAATTTATTGTTATTTTACTTATAATTTGAGCGCCAAGATCTTTTATCCATTGAAATTCATATGGAGCCCAATCAGTGTAGCCAGTTGTACCATCTGGATTTGTATAGGATTGTGGAGGCAAAACTGGCGACCAAATATTCGGCAATGTTATACAAATATAACAGTCCATTAAAAGGTCCGCATATCTTTTTACTTTAAATGTAAATGTGCTTTCATTAGTTAGACTTAACATAGGTGTTCCTTCGTAATCTAATCGAAAATTTTGTTTTCCATAGTTTGTATATTTTTTATAAGTACATTTAAAGAATGTTTTTGAAGGATTACCATTAAGTATAAGGTTGGCTTGTCCTTGGGACACTAATTGCATCAAACCACCTGGCATATTAAGTATAATATATGTTAATTTTTTAATTCTTTATTTCATCATATTTGTTTATTTATTTTATTCATTGTTTCTAAAAATTAAAAATAATATAAATATATAAGTAATGTCATCAAATTCAAATGATTATTTAAGCGCTATCAAAAATATGGACGAAGATTTTCAAACATACATGATAATGGCATTTATTTTAATAATTCTTATTATTTTTAATTTTTAGAAACAATGAATAAAATAAATAAACAAATATGATGAAATAAAGAATTAAAAAATTA